GGTGAGGTAATGGCTTATGATATTGGCCCACGGATAGGAATTCAGGGTGAAGCGGAATTTAATAAACAGATTAAGCAGATTAACAATGCCATACGGGAATGCGGATCAGAAATGAAAGCCCTTTCCAGTGAATTTGATGAAAATGCAAACTCACAGGAAGCGTTGATTGCGAAAAACAAAAATCTGGTCAAAGAACTGGATCTGCAGAAACAGAAGATGTCACTCCTGCAGAATCAGTACGAAAAACAGGTATCAAAACTGAATGATCTTGCAAATGCATATCAGAAAGCAAAGAGCGAAAACGGAGAATTATCTGCACAGGCACAGAAAGCTGAGACGGCGTTTAACAAGCAGGCGGAAATGGTGTCCAAACTGTCGATTGCAGTAAATGAGACACAGAATTATATCAACAAGCTTGACAATACCATGAACAAAAATGACAAGATGCTCAATGAGATTGCAAGCGGGACAAGAGATGCGGCTACCGGCCTGAATAAACTGGAAGAAGCAGCAAAAGATGCAGGAGACAGTCTGGAAGATATTGGGAAAAAACTGGACGCCGGAAATCTGATGGAAGCGGCAGATACATTATCCGGAGCAGGGGATAAGATTATAGAAGCCGGACAGAAAATGACGGATTCGTTTGCAAGTCTGGAAGGAACTACTACGAAAGTAAATGGTTATTTTGGACTGACGGGAGAAGCAGCAGAACAGATGGGCTCGGTTGTAGAGAATGTGTTTAAATCCGGAGTAACGGACAGTTTGGAAAGTGTGGGGGATGCGGTAATTACCGTAAACAACAACCTGAAAGATCTGGATCCATCACAGCTGGAAACACTGACCACGCAGGCAATGACCATGGAGGAGATCTTTGGTTCCGATATGAATGAGACAATGCGGGGCGTGAATGCCCTTATGGTAAATTTCAGCATGGATGCACAGGAAGCCATGGATTACCTGATAAAAGGTTCTCAGAATGGCTTGGATAAAACGCAGGAACTGGGAGATAATCTGGCAGAGTATTCCGGAAAGTTTTCCCAGGCAGGTTATTCTGCACAGGAATATTTTCAGTTATTACAGAATGGTCTGGAAGGTGGCGCTTATAATCTGGATAAAGTAAATGATTCCATCAATGAGGTCACAACACGGCTTGCGGACGGAACTATTGAGGATTCCATGTCAAAAATTGATGAAAAGACAGGTGAGGTGTCAGAAAGTACTGCCGGGTGGAGCAAATCTACAGAAGAAGTGTTTCAAAAATGGAAAAAAGGAGAAGCATCCCAGAAAGATGTTATCAATGCCCTTGTGGGCGATATTTCAAATGCAGCGTCACAACAGGAAGCACTTACAAAAGCCAGTATAGCGTTTGGAACCATGGGAGAAGATGCGAATCTGGATGTTATCAAGTCTTTGAATACTATGGGAGATACTTACGGTGATGTTGCTGGGACTGCGCAGAAAATGGCTGAAGATACCACAACTCCAATGCAGAAGCTTCAGGCCAAGATGAATGAATTGCAGCTTGCATTGGCTCCTCTTGGAGAAAAAATGCTGGAAATTGCGACAAAGGTACTTCCGCCTCTGGTGGATAAAATCGTAGAGCTGGCAGAGTGGTTTACAAACCTGTCTCCACAGATGCAGGCAGTGATAGGGATTATAGCGGGGGTCATTGCCGCATTTAGTGCGTTGGCACCTGTGATTACGGCGGTCATGGCAGTGATTGGCGTTCTGGGGGCCGGTGCGTTGCTTCCTTTGATTGGTATTATCGCGGCAGTTGTTGCTGCTATTGCAGGTATTATTGCTGTAATACAAAACTGGGGTGCAATCACAGAATGGATTCGGGGAGTATGGGAAGCGACAAAACAAAAGCTGTCTGAAATATGGAGTGCGATACGGGAATACGCATCGGTTATTTTTGAGGCATTGAAAGAATTCTTTTCCGGAATATGGAGTGACATTAAAACAATTGTAGAAACTGCTGTAAATACCATAAAAGATGTTGTATCTACGGTGTGGAATGCAATCCAGACAACGGTTTCAACTATTTTGAATACAATCAAAAACGTTGTGTCAACAGCGTGGAATGGGATAAAAAATTCGGTAACAACAGCTGTAAATTCGCTAAAAACCGTAATAAACAATGTATGGAACAGTATCAGGAATATTGTTACAAACGTTACAAATTCCATTAAAAACGGGGCTGTGAATGGATTTAAGAACATGGTCAGCGGAATTAAAAACACAGTTTCGAAAATCGGTTCTGTTATCAAAAATGGATTTCAGAGTGCGATAGATTTTATTACCGGATTACCTGCGAAAGCCTGGAACTGGGGAGCTGATTTTATGAATGGGCTGAAAGATGGAATTATGTCCAAAGTCAATGCGATTATAGACGCAGTAAAAAATGTGGGAGAAAATATCCGTTCCTTTTTACATTTTTCAAGACCAGATGAAGGACCACTGAGGGATTACGAAACATGGATGCCTGATTTTATGGGAGGCCTTGCGGAAGGGATCTATAAAAATATAGATAAAGTACAGAAAGCGGCCAGAGCAGTTTCGGGAACGATTGATTCTACAATTACCGGAAAGGTTGCAGATATTGCAGGAGCAGCAGCTTATACAAATACGTCTGTGACCGTAGTGGAAGGAGACCGTATTATACTGGATGGAAAAGAAATAGGAAGATGTGCGACAAAGTATATTAACAGTACACAGATTGGAACGAGAAGTGCGCAGGGAAGGAGGGACAGACATGTATAATATTTTGTTTAAAGATATGAACTGCGAGAAATATAAGATCATACCTGTTAGACGGCCTGATATTCCAGCACCGGAAACGAGGGTGAAAGAATATGAAGTTGAAGGACGTGACGGCATACTGGTTGAAAACAGTGGAAAAAAAAAGCCGATAAAAATTGAAATAGAATTTAATTTTCTGACAGAGCCAGAAACGTGGGCAGAAGTGTTTCGCAAAGCAAAAGCATGGCTGACTGGAAGCGGATGGCTGTCCCTGGAAGACGATCAGGAGTATATGTATCAGGTGTATTATTGCGGAATCACCGATTCAGAAAGGACAAGCAGGAGACTGGGAAGATTTAAAGCACAATTTGTCTGCCATCCTTATATGTTTTTAGTATCCGGAAAACGGGAATACGACTACCAGAGCAGGGGAATCCAGTACAATCCTTATGATATCTGCCATCCCATCTACAAGATCACCGGAAACGGCACCTGCACCCTCACAGTCAACGGAAAGGCCATGAAAGCCACGGTAGGGCAGAACCTTACCATTGACACGGAGCGGATGATTGCATACCGCAGGGACGGAACTATGATGAACACTTCCGTCAGCGGGGATTATGAGGAGCTGTACCTGCAGCCGGGGGAAAATGATATCAAAATCACATCGGGATTCACCCTTAAAGTGATTCCGAATTGGAGGCGCTTATGATCCAGGTTTACAGACAGGGAATAACCCGGGAAGAACTTGCGGAAGGGAAGTGGTATATATCCGAAGATACTTTCTGGGGGATACGTTTCAGGATTGAGCCAAAAGCTTCCGGAGTACATGTCAGCCTGAACGGTACATCCTCAGTCAGTACCGAAACATATATCAACCTGACGTGGCCGCTCCAGGCCGAAGACATACAGGATTTTATTTTTATGGAAACCTCCCGGAAAAGTGATGATATCCTGTATTTTGGTATATCGTACATTGACAGCAGTGGGGAAACACATGACGAATATTTTGAAAGCGGTGAAACTTCCCATAGCTTTTATCCTGCATACGGTGCCAGGGATATCCGCGCAGTAGCCTATATTAAGGGAAAGAAATCAGTAAATACTACAGTAGATGTAAATGCGTATTATTGTAGACTACCTATAAAAATAAACTCTGTTCCGGAAAAGAACGGCGATATGACATGGCTCCCCACAGAAGCATATGTCCACGCCGTCCTTAATGGTTCCTGGGAGGCTCATTTGGAACATCCTATAGACCCGGATGGATGGTGGAGGTATCTGACTGAGGACAATGTGGTAAAAATGCCCTCCTTCAATGGAGAACAGCTTTTCAGAATTTGCAGAAAAGAGAAGAAAGATTCCGGCATTTCCTGCGATATGGAACCAATCTTTTATGATGCAATTGGTGACTGCTGGCTGGATGATGTGCGGCCTACCAAAAAGAATGGGCAGCAGGCATTGGATATGATGCTTGCCCCTAACTCCAAGTATCACGGGAGGTCGAACATTACCAGGACGGCCACAGCTTACTACCAGTACAAAAACTTCCTGGAAGCCCTGAACGGGGATGATGCGAACAGTTTCATCAGCCGATGGGGCGGGGAAATCCTTTTTGATAACTTTGAGGTGATCGTCAATGAACGTGTGGGCGGCGATTACGGTGTGGAACTGAGATATGGAAAAAATATTCTGGAAGATGGTCTTACAGAAGAGATAGATACAAGTGGGGTAGTGACAAGGATCTATCCGAAGGCCTATAACGGACACACCCTGACATTCCCTGAATTTGGAAGCCGTTCAGGATCTAATACCTACGGTTATGTAGACAGCCCGCTGATGGGGAGTTCCCCGACGGTCAAAACCGCAGCCATTACCTTTGATGACGTCAAGATGGCAGAGGATGCCATGGAGGATGATGCAGACAACGGCGTGCTCATATGCCGGGACCAGGACGAACTTAACAAAGCCCTGGAAAAACGATGCAGGGAACAGTTTGAGGCAGGGCTGGATAAGCCCAGGATCTCCATTGAGGCGGGTATGGTGCTTCTGCCGCAGCGCCGGGATGGCCTGCAGGTCGTCAATCGCCCGCCGGGCGCGCGGCAGGATGCACTTGCCATACTCGGTGGGCACCATGCCGCTGTAATGGCGTTCGAACAGCGTGACGTTCAACGCGGCTTCAAGATCGCGAATAGCCCGGGTTATCGCTGACTGCGTGCGGAATAAGTCATCGGCCGCGCGTGAGACGCTACCGCGCAGCGCGACCTGACAGAAAAAGCGCAGCTGCATGATATTTATAATTTTATCGTGCTTTCTCTTTAGCATTGTTCGTCAGGCCTGAAAAAGTGAGTGAGACGACAACATAAATAAAAATCATAGCCTTCGCAAGTTAACGAATTACCTCCCCACGACGGGACATGACAAGCTGAAAAAAACAACAGAGGAAGCCATCATGTCTCATCCGGTTAGCGAAAAAAGTGCCCTTGTCGTCAGCGCCCACTCGGCCGATTTCGTCTGGCGCGCGGGCGGTGCGATAGCGCTGCATGCCCTGCAGGGCTATCAGGTCCATGTGGTCTGTTTATCCTTTGGCGAGCGCGGCGAGTCCGCCAAACTGTGGCGTAAAGGCAACATGACCGAGGAGGCGGTGAAGCAGGTGCGTCGCGAAGAGGCGCAGGCCGCCGCCGCGGTCCTCGGGGCCCGCGGCGAA